CTCTCGGCGGCGCGAACCAAACGCCTCGCAACCTCATCATCACCGGCATTCGCATTGATGCAGTGAACATCGGCGCTGCTGTCGCTACAACCGCTTCCATCCTGCAATGGTCGGTCGGTTATGGCGCGTGGATACCCGCAGGAACGCTTCCGCCGCTCACACAGGCTGATACCGCGTCCTTTGCTACCGCCACCACGAAGTCATGGAAGCGCGTCCCGTTTGGACTGCAATCGTGGATTGTGGGTGCTGCTATTGGTGCGCCCGCCGAAGCCTTGGAAGTGGACATGGGCGACAGCCCGATTGTCGTCCACCCCGGCGAGTGGGTTTCTGCAATTGCCAAGTTCATCGTAGGAACGGCAACCGCTTCTCAGGTTATTTGGTGCACCGTGCAGTTCCGCTCACATTACGAGTAATAGCGTGTGTCACTTTTACTCGCACTTACCGCAGTTGTCCCACCAACTCCACCGGTCGATATTCCGATTGGTGGAGCGGGACACCCTACGGTTTGGTGGGGCGAAAGAAAACGAAAGAAAGAGCAAACACTAGACGAGTTCGTTGATTTTGTAGTTGCGGATTACTACAAAGAACTCACAGAGCCGGAAGTAAAGCAGTCAGTAAAGAAAGAAGCAGCAAAGATTGTCCGTCCATACGCAAAAGACGGATTGAAGGTGCCAGAACAAGTCAATTGGGGCGCGTTGTACCAAGACGCAGTAGCACTCTCCAAATTGATCGAGTTGTATCAGCGTCAACAGATTATTGCTGACGACGACGAATGGCTGATGTTGCACTAACAATGAAGTTAACAACCATGAACCTTATCGGATTTAAAAGCCTCGGCTATCAGCAAGTCACTAACCTGACAGCCGCAGTTGGTTTAACCATACCCGCAGGCGCAAGCATCGCCCTGCTGCAAGTAACCGGTCAAAACGTGCGATGGCGCGACGACGGCACTGACCCGACTACCACTGTTGGAATGGTTCTGACCGCTGCGGGCGACCCGTACCCGTTCTCAGGCGACCTCTCAAAGATCAAATTTATTGAGGCGTCTGCAACCGCGGTGCTTAATGTTGCGTACTACGCGGCTCTCTAATGGCAGTCAAGAACGCAATAGCTAAAAACTGGTCGTCGTGGATTCGCGGCGCTGACGGCGTTTTGCGTTCTGACGATCCGTATGGGCTGTATGGTAGCTACACGCCCATTTTGCCGCAAGCAACCGTTGACACCACGTACAGTCTACCGTCTGGCAACATTTGGACGGCGACAAATACCAGCAGCAGTAGCGTCGCCGGAACGGGCACTGGAAATCGCACCGACTGCAGCGTTCCATACGCGCTTGCAAACTGCGCTGGCGGCGACATCATCAAAGTCACCAAGAACGTGACTTACACAGGTCCGTGGACAATCCCGAACCTGAGTGGCAGCAGTTTTGTTTACGTTGTCTCCACCGGCGACCCCGGCTCTGGCGGCACAGGCCTACCTGCAGCAGAAACTCGCGTTGCACCGGCGGATGCGACCAGCATGGCAAAACTCCAAGTTTCAGCCGCGGCGTCGAGCGCCGCAATAAAGACCACGACAAATTCGCACCACTTCCGTTTTGTCGGGATCGAGGTGACAGTCGGCCCGACAACCACGGACTATGTGAACACGCTCATCACAACCGACAACGCCGAGACGCTGGATTCTCAAGTCTCCAACCAGATTATCTTTGATCGTTGCTATGTGCATGGCGGCACCAGCACTACGGCGGCAGGACGTCGAGGCTTCGCCTTGAGCGGCACAAACATTGCCGTCATCGACAGCTACGTTTCCGGATTTTTTGAAGACGGTTTCGATTCGCAAGCCATCTATGGCTACCAAGGGGACGGACCCTTCAAGATTCACAACAACTTCCTCGAAGGCGCCAGCGAGAATGTGATGTTTGGCGGCAGCGACCCGACGATACCGAACTCGGTGCCGAGTGACATCACCATCACTCACAACTACTTCTACAAGCCCACTGCGTGGCTTGGTGCCGGACACAACGTCAAGAATCTCTTGGAGTTCAAGAACGCACAGCGCGTTCTTGTTGCTGGCAACACGTTTGAAAGAAACTGGTTAGACGGTCAGAGTGGCTACTCGCTGCTCATCACCCCGCGAAATCAGGGCGGAACAGCGCCGTGGTGTGTGACAAAAGACATCACGATTCGTTTGAATCTTTGGAAAGAGCTTGGTAACGGCTTCAACATCGCGGGCGAAGATGACATTGAGACGAGTGAGCGTACTGAACGCATTCTGATCGAGAACAACCTCATTGACGTGACTGGGTACGGGTCATCTCAAGGTCGCATTTTCCAGATTCTTGGCGGGCCATCGTTCTTGACGATTCGGCACAATACTGCGTTCTGCGCGGGAACCTCCCCATTCACGGCAAATTGCGACAACGACCCGCTTGCGGCCGGCTTTACATTTGAGAACAACATTGTCGCAAATGGCGACATTGGATTCTCTGGAACCGGAACGGTAGGGGCAACGACGACGCTTTCCACATGGTTTGATGTGGATGCCATTTTCCGCAAGAACGTCATCATCGCCGGCAATGCTGGTCAGAATCCAGCAGACAATTTCTTTCCTGCAAACAATGCTGCTGTCGGGTTCACCGACATTTCCGGGGCGTTTGCGGCAAACGATTACACGCTGACCGGCGCAAGTGCTTATCACAACGCCGGAACTGACGGCACAGACATCGGCTGCAACATTGCGGCACTTAACGCGGCGCTTCCAGCATGACAATCACCGCCTGGAAACAAGATACCGCTGGCGCATCTATCAATGTAGCGACTTCGCTTGCGTTGCATGACGTGGCGGTGGCGTGGGCGGTATCGGATTCTGGTGTCACGAGCATGACCGCGCTGACCGGTTTTTCGGCGTGGACTACCGTTCAAAACACAAAAGACGGGCAGACGATTGCCATCGCAATCAAGACCGACTGCGATGGTACAGAAGGCACGGTAGCAATTGCCGCCAATAACAACATCATCGGCGGAATCCTCGGCATTTCGGGGATGGACAACACCACGCAGCCGGACGTGGCGGCTGGTACTGGTAACGACAATTTAGGCAGCGCAAGCCCGTGGTCACAGGCAGCATCAAGTATCACGCCAGCGACTAACGGCGCGCTCATTGTTGCCCTATTCGGTTCCGACATTACCGCTGGAAGCGCAACCCCGCCGACCGTTGTTTTCACCAACAGCGGAACTGGTCTGACGTGGACAAATCAAGCCGTATCCAATGACGGCGGATTCCGTCAGGCCACTATCGGCACGGCAACACAAGCAACGGCAGCGGCGATTGCCGTTACTGGTACGGGAACGCTCGGCGGCGCTACTGCTGGCCCCTCAATTATTGTGGTGGCGCTGCGACCGTCAGCGGGTGGCCCAAACATCACCAGCGTAAGCACCGCAACTCCCCGCGAAGGCGCAAGCCTGACCATCACTGGCACGGCGTTTGGCGCAAGCCAAGGTTCCGGCGACGTAAAGATCAACGGTATAACCCAAACAGTTACTGCTTGGTCAGACACCAGCATCACGGTCACTATCGTCCTCGGAACCAACAAGTTCGGCGCGGCCTATACCGTTGTTGTCCGTGACAACGCGCTCACCGCGTCGAACAGCTACGCCGGTATCACCGGGCTGCTCCCCGCGAACTCCGGCCTCAGCTACGTTGACATTGGTACACCAAATACAACGTCGGCTTATCGCCTGACGGCGAGCGCAGATTTGGCAACTGGCGACCAAGTTGAATATCAAAACATGGGCGGGGCTGTAACGGTTGACACGGACGCAACATTTTCTGCTGGCCCCGGCGTTTCCTCGTTTTCTTTCAGAGTTTGGACTACCGGCGACGGTTATGGCGCGTCTGCCACCCAACTAACCACCCTTGGCGGCGGCATGACTGACCGCTGGCAAATTCGACCGTTTAACAAGAGGGTAAGCATTGGTTTTTAATCAACTGATAGGTGCCTATGCCGATATATGAGTATGAATGCGGGTGCGGGAAAGCGTTTGACCGCTACCTGCCTGCCTCTCAGTACCTTAGTCCGCAACAGTGCGAATGTGGGAAGACCGCCACTAAGGTAATCAGAACCCCGCCAATGGGGTACGTCCAAAAGGACGTTTGCTATGACTCTCCCATTACGGGACAACCTATTACCAGCATGACAGCTAGGCGAGAAGATATGGCCCGTTCCGGCTGCATCGAGTACGACCCCGAAATGCGTAAGGACTACCAAAAGCGCGTTGAAGAAGGGGAGCGGAAGCTGGAACAGTCTGTGGATAGTCTCTTAGACAAAGAGATTGCCGCACTCCCCTCTCGCAAGAGGGAAAAACTCGCCGCTGAAATGGAAAGCGGTGTTAACGCTGACATTGTTCGACAAACAAAGGAATAGCACATGCCCGAACTTGATATTGATAACGCCGCCGCTGATATTGCTTCTGACCTGGGGTTTAGCTCAGATGAACCCTCCTACGAGGAGCCTGCTGAAACGCCGGTAGAAACGCCCGTAGAAGCGCCGGTAGAACAGGTTGATCCCTATCGTGAGCCTCCGAAATCGTGGAAGAAGGAATGGCACGAAAAGTGGAACACGGTCGCGCCTGACGTTCGGGAAATCTTCTATACCCGCGAAAAGCAGATGCTTGACGGCATTGACCAATACAAGTCCGGTTATGAGATCGGATCGAAACTCTCCCCCGTATTTGACCAACACCGCGACTTCCTGAAATCGCAGGGCGTTGACGAGGTACAGGCTGTTCAATACCTGTTGAGCGCACAACAGCGTTTGATGACAGGAACCCCTGAACAGAAACGGGAAATGATCATGAACCTCGCTCGCGGGGTGGGGGTTGAACTCACGCAAGCACAACAAGAAGCCGCCGCTGGCAATCCCGAAATTACAGCGGTGATGGAGAAAGTCCAAGGGCTAGAATCTGTGCTACGTAGTCAGTACGAAGCCCAAGCTAAACAAGTGCGGGACAGAGTATCGACTGAGGTTGAGGCATTTGCATCACAACCGGAGCATGAGTTTTTCAACGATGTAGCTGTGGAGATCACGCAGTTCATCAATGCCGGTTTGGATTTACAGACTGCCTATGACAGGGCAGTTTGGGCTAACCCCGTAACCCGCCAGAAGCAGATCGAAAAGGCTCAGACAGAGCACTACGAGAAGCAGAAAGCCAAGGCCAAGGAAGAAGCCGAAGCAGCACTGAAAGCAAAAGCACCAAACGTCCGTACAAGAGCATCCAACAAGGCTCCGACAGAACCATTGGGATCGTGGGACGACACGATGAAAGAAACACTCGCTAAAGTAAAAGCGGGTGCCCTATGACCACTGTAAGGAGCCAACATGGCATCGCCAAACAGCACATTTACCGAACTGGTATCGACCACGTTCCGTAAGCACCGCAAGGAAATCAAGGACAACTTGTCCAACCGCAATGCGCTTCTGAAATACATCATGAAGCGCGGCAACTATCTGAAAGAAGATGGCGGCCTGACAATTGCAACCCCGCTGGATTACGCAGCGAACTCGACGTACCAACGCTATTCCGATTGGGACACGCTGAATATCTCCCAGTCCGACGTTATTTCGGCTGCTGAGTACCAGTGGCGCCAGATCGCAATCAACGTGGTCGCTTCTGGCCGCGAATTGCGCATCAACTCTGGCGACAGCCGCATCATCAATCTGGCAAAAGCCCGTATCAAGAACGCAATCCGCACGTTCAACAACAACTTCTCTAGCGACTTGTACTCCGCTGGCTCGCTGACAAACCAAATCAACGGTCTGCAAGCGATTGTTGCTGATACCAACACGAACACCGTCGGCGGTATTGACGCTTCGACTTGGGCGTTCTGGCAAAACACGGTTCTGGACGCTTCTGATGTGGCTGTTACCCCGTCTAGCACCACGATTGAAAACGGTCTGATGCTTCCGCTGTGGCTGTCTCTGGATCGCGGCCCTGATGACCAACCTGACCTGATCGTTGCCGACAACACCTACTACCAGTATTTTGAAGGTTCGCAGGCTTCGCTCAAGCGTTACACCTCGGCTGAATCTGCCAACGGTGGTTTTGTCACGCTGAAATACAAGAACGCCGACGTTCTGTTTGATGGCAATTCGGGTATTCCGGCCAACCACATGTACTTCCTGAACACGAACTACCTGCAACTGGTCGTTCACCAGGATGCCGACATGGAAATCATGGATGAAATGCGTCCGGTCAATCAAGACGGTTCCGTGACTCCGATCCTCTGGATGGGCAACCTGACTTGCTCTAACCGCAAGCTGCAGGGCGTCATCAAAGCCTAATAGGAGAACAAATATGTTTGCACCACTTAACTTTGCTGGCCCGTCGCCGTTCAATGATTGGTTTGCCCCTGATACCACCCAACGTCAACAATTGGGTTTGGTGGTTGAGGCGGTTGACCCGTATTGGGGTTATGGTCAGTTTCAGTACATCAAGTCCAACGATGCCATTCTGAAAGGCTCGCTGGTCGTGGTCGGTACGTTCCCGACGTTCTTGGGAACCCTGCTGCCCAACACCGCTTCGCTGGGTGTGCCGTTTGGCGTGGCAATGGCTCCGATGGCTTCGGGTACTTACGGCTGGATTCAGATCGGCGGTTGCGCGGTTTATCAAACTTCTGCAACTGTTGCTGCTGATGCCACTGTTGGTATCGGTGCCGCTGGCAAAATCGGCGCGTACTCGACGCTCAAGGGCATGGTTGGCGTTCATAACCTGAAAGCCGCTACCGCTACCGTTACCGTCACCGCCGATACCACGACTGGTTCTGGCGTAATCAAGACCCCAGGCTATGACGGTTTCTTCCTCGGTATGGCGCTGTCTGGAACTGGTATTCCGGCCTCGACCGTTGTTGCCAAGCTCGATCCTGATGGCCGCACCATCTACACCGGTTCTGCGATTGGCACTCTTGGCGACAAGAACGCTACCGCGACCGGCTCTATCACCTTGACCGGTACTTACACCGGCTTTGGTGCGGGGTTCCTGAATGGCCCCTCAACGTCGTCCGCAGTTGCTTAATCTGTCGTAGATGTAACAGAGGGGGAGGGCATTTTGCTCTCCCCTTTTTTCTTTAAGGAGAACGTATGTCAGTAGTGGACAGCATTGTTGACCGCAAGGAAATGGCCCCGTTTGTGCGTTTTGAGCGCAAACCAATTGAGGACAAAGCCGAGTCAGAACGACAAGGCCGCTACGTCGCTAAAGACGTTGATTTTGCGTTGGTAACTGCGCCCTACTCTAAGGACATATTCAAACAGAAAGCAAAAGACTGGTTTGCAACTATCAAGCAGGACATGCAAAACGGTCGCTTCCCGCAAGAGTGGTACGAGAAGTTTGAAAAGCAGTACGAAGCCTTCAAGAACGGTCAGGAAATGCCCGTTGAAGGAACCGCTATCCGTGGCTGGGGCGTTATCTCTCCGGCGCAGCAAGAAGAACTGATACGGATGAACATCCTCACCGTTGAGTTGCTTTCCAACATCAACGACGAAGGGGTGAAACGGATTGGCATGGGTGCTGTTGACCTGAAAACCAAAGCTAAGGCGTGGTTGGCTCAGTTGAACGACAAAGGGCCATTGACCCTGAAAGTCGCCGCGACGGAGAAGGAAAACGCCATCCTCAAGTCATCGGTAGAAACCCTGCAAAAACAGGTTGAATCGCTCATGGCAGCTTTGAGGGTTGAAAAGCCTGTTCCACATGAAACAGCCGAAATTACCGCTGATGATCTGATTGACGATGATGATATTGTCGAACAGTACAAAGCCAAGTTCGGCAAGGCTCCGCATCACAAGATGAAGCCTGAAACCATCCGCGACGCCCTCAAGTGAATCTCCTTAACCTCGTTACCTACTTCTGCAACCGGAACGGGATTCCCGCTCCGGCGACGGTCATTAGCAATACCGACCCTGACGTATTGCAGATACTTCGCCTGCTTGAGGAAGAAGGTAACGACCTCGCGCTGCGCTACAACTGGAGCGCGTTGACGGTTGAGGGAAGTCTGACCACGACGGCTACGGAGAGTCAGGGCGCATTAACGACCCTGATGCCCACCTCTTATCGGTACATCATCAACGACACGATTTGGGACAGGTCTACAAGACTCCCGATATTCCCCGTTGATCCCGCCGATTGGGAAGCGATCAAAGCAACAATCAGTTCAGTACAACCGTACCGCTACCTGATCTATGGCGGCAACCTGAACGTCACTCCGGTTCCCCCTGCTGGCCTTACGTGGTATTGGATGTATCAATCGTCCGCTTGGATTCTCAAGGCTGACAACTCCAAACTACGTTACTTTGCTGCTGACACAGACACCATGCTTCTGCCGGATGATCTTCTTTTGGCGGGTTTGCGGTGGCGTTGGCTGCGCGAAAAGGGGTTGGAGTACGCGGAACTGTTTGCGACCTACGAGAAGATGGCAACGCAGTATATGTCCACGGACAGACCTCGCGCCCGTTTGAATATGTCGCCGGATATGAGCAACGCGCCTGGAATATACGTCCCGGCTGGAAGCTGGATTAGCCCATGAGAACTCCGCTGCTTTCTCGCGGCGGGCCACGGCTGCAAGTATCTAAAAAGGTTTCCTACCCCGTCCCAATCGGGGGTATGAACACCCGCGACCCTCTGCCCTCGTTGAAGGATAACGAGTCTTGGCAGATATTGAACATGTTCTGCAATACCGGCTACCTGGAACAGCGATACGCCTCTACGTCCTACGCTTCGGGCATGACGGGGAACGGTAAATGTCTTGCTACGTTTACCTCGCTGACTGGCACAGACACCATGTTTTGCTCGACCGCCAGCGATATTTACAACGTGTCAGCGTCCGGCGCTGTTGGTGCTTCTGTACTTGCTAGAACCTCTGGAAAGCACAACGTCGTGACGATGGGCGACGGTACGAACAACTGGCTGATGATGTTCAACGGGGTCGATAAGCCCGCCTACTACAACGGGACAACTTGGACAGCCGTTGACGGCGCATCCGTACCCGCTTTGACCGGCGTAACGACAACGGGTCTGATCGGTGGAATGTCTTTTAAGGGCCGGTTGATTCTTATTGAATCAGGAAAACTCAAGTTTTGGTATTTGGGTTCTGGTCTTGTTGGTGGCGCTTTAACCGCGTTTGACCTCACCGCGCAAGCTTCTGGCGGTGGTTATGTCATGGCCTGTACAAACTGGACGATGGACGGTGGTTCAGGGATGGACGACAGGGCGGTATTTATTACGTCCAACGGTGAAGTTATTGTTTACTCAGGAACCGACCCCGGCACCGCTGCGAATTGGGCCAAGGTAGGCACTTATTTCGTTGGTAAACCCATCGGTCGAAAGTGCCTCGCCAAGTACGGCGGTGACGTTCTGATACTGACGGAAAATGGCATCGTATCTCTGGCTGCGATTGTTTCCGGCGTGGTCAATCAGTCAAAGCTCAAGGTGTCGGACAAAATACAGGGAACATTCCTGAGATATGTCCAACTGAACAAGTCCTATTTTGGCTGGGAAATGTTCGTGTACGCCAAGGAAAACGCACTCATTGTGAACGTGCCGTTTGCCGAAGATGGGACTCACTTCCAGCTTGTGATGAACCTCTCGACGGGTTCGTGGAGCGTCTTTTCCAATTGGGATGCAGAGTCTTTTGGAATAATGGACTCTCAGCTTTACTACACCAGAAGCACCAAAACCGCGAAGGCGTGGGACAGAGCATCAACCTCAACCACCGATGAAAATACGGGATCAATTGCCGGTAACTACGTGACCGCATTTTTCCGATTCAACAGCCCTAACAAGAAGTCGGTGAAGTCTGCTGCGGTGTCTTGCTATCTCCCAATGGCGAGCCTGTCGGTTAGCATCCTTGCATACAAAAACTACGATACGTCGGGGAGTATCACCGGATCGGACGCAACCAAGACATTAGTCACCGGACAGAACATTACATGGTTCTCTGTGGCCTGTCCTCCCGCTCAAGCGGTAAGTATTGGTATTGGAAACATTTCCCCTGGCTCCAAGTGGTACACCCTTGACGTTATCTACCAAGACGGAGGCCCGCTCTGATCTTTGCCGTTGAAAAACTCGCTGACTGCTGGGATGAAATGGTCAAGTTGGCAGAGATTCATTACAACGAGTCACAGTTATTTCGTCAGGGCCAGTCATTCAATCCCAAGTTTGAGCGGTACAACCAGTACGCACAAATGGGCTGTTTTATCCAGTTCACCGTCAGGGACGAGGGGCGCATGGTTGGGTATGGCGGCGTTTATTTAGTGCCGTCTATGCACACACAAGAACTCACCGCAATGGAAGATACGTGGTTCCTGTTGCCCGAGTACCGCAAGGGCTGGAACGCCATGAAGTTTTTCAAGTTCATGGAAAAGGTTGTCAAGGAACGCGGGGCTAAGGAGGTCACCTTGACCGTTCCCGCTGGGATTGGAACCGGAATCCTTTGCGAGCGTATGGGCTACAAGCGGATTGCGGAAATGTACAACAAGCAACTTCTGAAATTACAGGACGAAGAGGCCTGACCTAGCGGCTACTATTACGGTAGTTAGTACGTGCCGACAGCACACATGAATAACTCTGCCAATTTGGAGAACTATCATCTGTGCCCCGTCACCCCCGCCGACCCCCGATTATGGGGCCGCAGCCCAAGCCCAAGGCGCTGCAAATATTGAAGCCGCCCGTTTACAGGCGCGCACCAACAACCCCAATCTAGTTGGGCCTACTGGCAAACAAACTGTCACATGGGACGGCGACACGCCAACCATTACGCAGGAATTTAGCCCGCAGGAACAGGCGCTATACGATGCCAATTCCGCTACAAAACTGCTGCTTGCCAAACTCGGCGGCACTGGCGCTGGCGCTCTTGGCGAAGTCATTGGCAAGAACCTTGACCTTTCCGGCGCTCCGCAAGCCCCCGGCTCCGCTGACGAGGTAAGAAACAGCGTTATTAACGCAATGATGAGC